TCGGGGAGCTTGAGCGCAAGGTAGTACGCCAGACCCGCCACAAGGGCGGGCAGCATGCGGAAGGGGATGTCTTGGGTGGTCGTGCCGTTGCCTGCGTCCTGCACGCGGCGAAGCCGCCAGTACACGAACGTGTAGTAGTTGCTCTGCTCCGGCGCAGGCCACACGTTGATCGTGGGGTAGTTCACGCCGCCGGATTCAGTCGCGCCCGACTGACGGTTGATCCACACTTGGATCGGCCTGCCCTGCGCGTTCTTGTTCGGGATGGTGGCGTAGGTATCGACGCTGATGCGGTTAATGTTCAGGTCGACTTGGCTTACGCCAGACTGCGTACGCACAACGTGCTCGAGCAGATCAATCGTATCGACCGGGAGGTCGTAGGAGATCGTCCCTTGCGTAAGGGCAATCGACCCTTGCTCCACGGTCCAGAGGTTAATACCCCGGTTAGCCCACTCGATAGACAGCAGGTTCAAGCTGCGCCGCGCCGTGCGCATGTCGTAACCCGTACGGAGCTCAGCGCCGCACCGCTCGAACGCCTCTTCTACGAGGGTGTTCAAGTCGAGGTTAAAAGCGCTGGTGCCGGAAGTGGTCATCGGTGTCTCGCGGTCTTCTTCGCGATGGCTTCAGGCTGCTTCACGAACTGCTTGCCAGCCTTGGTGCCTTCGCGTTTCGCCTTGCTTGTAGCACTATACTCGGCGGTCGTCAGCGCTTGCCTCGCTGCTTTAGGTAGGTAGCGCTCGCCCGTGGCTTTTGCCCCCTGCGTTGACGGCTTCCCCGACTTTGTACCCCAGTCCTCGCTGGTCCACTTCGTCAACGACTTCTGCGCTTCAGTCTTGGGGCCGCTATACCCGCCGCCGGACTTCTTGTAGCGTTGGGTAGCAAGCTGCGCCTTGCGAGCCGACCACTGACCGGGCTCGCCGCCTTTACCCCCGGCCTTCACCGACGCGACTACCCGTTTCCACTTCGGTTCGTCGGTGCGTGCCATTTCACTTCCGCAGCTTCTTGAACATCTCGGCTAGCCGGGCACGCTGCCCGAGCTTACCCGGAGCCTTAGCGGCGGCAGCTAGCTTGTTGGCGGGGATTTTCTCCCCCGCCTTGGTGCCCAGCTGCGCGCGTAGGGCTCCGGGCTTCTTCACAGCGCCCTTGATCCAGTCGCCCTTGGCGTAGGAAGCCACGTCGTCCGGGTTGTCCGTCCGCTTGATTACCTTCGGCTTCTTGGCGGGGGCGATAGCCCCCATACCGCGACTGGCGCGCACGTCAGCACTTCCCGCCGGAAGCCATCTTGACCTGCTTGCCTTTGGTCTTGCCCTTCTTGGCAATGCCGTTGGCGGAAGCGCGGAAGGTACCGCCCTTGGCCATGTTCTGCACTTCGGTGTCGTAGGACATAATACGGCCTTTGCCCCCAGTGGTCGTCTTGACGCCCATCGGCTTCGCAGCGCCCATCGACTTCGCAGCGCCCATCGACTTCGCAGCACCGCGATTCATCATTTTCATACCCATAGTACCCTCCTACCCGTAAACGACAGTTACAGACGCCCCAGCGGCGACTGCGCTCAAGTACAAAAGCGTGTGGACCAGAACACCCTCACCGGGGAACAGGAAACTGACACTGCCCCCGTTAGCCACGGCGGGGAGGTCGAACGACGCGACTTGCGGCCCTCCGTTTCCGTCCGTGAGGGTAACCGTGCCCGCAGCGGTGGGGCACAGCATGTAGATCGCTTTGACCCGGCAGCGAGCCAGAGAGAGACCCGTAGGAGACACGATCTCCCCTGCAGAAGTTCTGCTAGCGGCTACTTTGACGTCGTACTGCATGGCCATCTCGGGTTCCTATCGCATCGTGCCGCGCGTTTTGCCGCGCTGGGCGCAACCGTCTGCGCGTTTGGAAGCGGAACTAACAGACCCGCCCTTGGCGTACTTTTTAGCCGCGCCGAAGCTTTTCTTTTTCCGCTTCATCGGCATTTCGTCCTCGGACTCGTAGGTCATCTGGGCGATGTCCATGCCTTGTTGACCTCTACCGCCGGAACTACCCGACATAGCGAGCGGGGGCAGGAGGTTCTTCCCGAGAGCTTCCTCTAAGCTACTAGCCATGTCAGGTCCCTTTCACCGCTGAAACAAGGGCCGTTATCCATCCCTTAAGTCCAAGAATAAGGATACCGGCAGTCAGTGTAATCGCCGCGATAAACCCTACGCCGTGCTTCTTCAAGTCCAGAAGACCCTGCACATCGCGTTTGAGCTCCGCAACGTCGTTCTTCATCGAAACAATCTCGCCCATGCGCTCGAGCATGGCGTCGTGCTTGGCCGCTTGTTCGTGGATGGCTTCTCGCATTTCCGCGCGAAAATTTTCCAGTTCCACGTCAGCATTTCCACGCGCGGAGGCTCTTGTTGATCCGGCTGTTCGGGTCATTGGCGGTCTTCTTACTGGTAAGCTTCTTTTTCATGCCGGTCATCCGGGCACAGAACGAGTCCTTACGAGAGCCGCCTTCAGGTTGGGGTGCCTTCAACCCGGGTTTCCCCGGGTTGGCCTTGTTGTACGACGCCCGCCCTTTAGCGTTCAGGCCCCCAGCAGGGGCTTTGCCTTCTTTGCGCTGCCATGCCGGGGACTTAGCCATCGTTACGCGCTAGCCGGAGCTTGGCTACCATCGTCGGCGCGCTGGAGGTACTCGCAGGTAACAACCACCGAGCCACCCGCCGCGTTCGCAGTGGTCGCGGTGAAGGTACCGGTGATGGTGACGTCCGAAGTGCCGATGTTGTTGGTGTTCGCGGACACCAGCGCGGCATCCAACACAGAGGCCACAGCTTGCGCGGTGGTAACACCGATAGCCGCCGAGGTCTGGTAGGCGTTACTGGAAGTCGCGTTACCGATAACCATCGAGATAGCGGTCGCGCCGGTAATGGTAGCGGTCTTTTCCGCCCTGATCCGCAGAATCTTGGAGCCAGCAGGCAGGGTGAACAGATTCTGCGCCGAAGGAGAAGTAGTGATAGCCGCAGGAGGCACCGTGGCCGTCTGCGCCAGAACGGGGACGCCCGTGTTCAAGGTGGTGACGCCGCCGTAGCGTTGCGTACCGGAGCGAATGGGGCCGGAAAAAGTCGTGAAAGCCATCACGTGTCCTCATCTGAACCTACTGTCCCTGAGGGGAGGTCTGCCTAGTCAGTCAGTAGGTCGGTTCAAGTCTAGGTGTGTTTACGCTAGCAGTAGGCAAAGAAAAAGGGAAGGGGGTTGAGCCCCTTCCCTTCTCTTAAGCTCCGGAATACTAGGCTCCGGGAGCGCCCCAGATACCCAGCGGGTCCGACCAGCCGAACGAGTAACGCTCGCGGCTCTTGTAGCGGACGTTGCCGGTGTCGAAGTCCCCATCCATCGACTGCGCCAGAGGCGAGCGGACGAAGTGCTTCAGGCCGTTCGGAACGTCGGTGGTCAGGAACCACGCGTCGGTGTCGGTCAGGAAGTGGTTCACAGTGTAACCACCCGGGATCGAACCGTTGTTCTTCAGGGCGTTGATGTCGTTATCGGCGGTGCCGACACGCTGTTCCGTCTCGAGGAGGCGGGTAGCGATAAACATCGAGGCGGGGGGAATGACCAGCTTCTTCGGCTTGGCAGCGATCAGCAGGCCACGTTCGTCCGTCCACCCAGCGATTTGGATGACGGCGGCTTCCAGCGAGGTCTCGTTCAGGTCGGCCACAGTGGCTTGCGTGTTCGAGTTGGTATCGCCGTTGACCAGCGGGTGCGCGGTGCTGAACAGAGCGACACCGTCACCGCCAGTGGCGGCAGCGGAGAAACCGTTGTTCAGGATCGACGCAGCCTTGGTCTGCTTGGTGTACGCCATAGCGCGAGCCAGAGCCTTGGTGTAACGCGCCGACAGCGAGTCGTAGAGGTTGTCCTCCACGGCTTCTTCAGTCAGCGAGAAACCAAGAGCGATGGTCTCGTGGTTATAGCGAGCGGTCCACGCTTCCTGCGCGTTGTCATACGCGATGGCGCTGCCTTCGTTCTTAACCGGAGCAGCCGAGAAGCCCGACAGCTTGGTTTCTTCTTCGAACGAACGCTCGGAGGTTTCGGTGTCGAAAATCTCCTTATGCTCTTCGCCGTAACGGCTGTATTCCAGACCGAACAGGGCGTTGAGGCCGGGGAGGAGCTCTTTGAGGAGCTGTGCGCGAGAAATAGCCATTGGTTTAGGTCTCCCCTATTAGGCCGTGGCGCTGCTGTAGTAACCGTGCACCAGCAGGTTCGTCTTCACCAGAATTTCCGGGTAGATGGTGAACACGATGGTGGACGAGGACGGGATGGCGACGACCGAGCCGGGAACCGCGATGGCCGCGTTGAGCGTAACCGACGTAGCACCGGCAGCCGCAGCCGTGTCCACGAAAGAACCGGTGCGGATCATTTGGCCGTTAGCCGCGATGTACGACACGTCAGTACCGACAGGCAAAGCGCGAAGCGCACCGCTACCCGTAAGGGTAATCGTAGTGCCGGACGAACTGCCCGTAGCGGTCGTGACAATCGCCGTTTCTTCCACGAGACCCACACAACGAACCGGGAGGATCGTCGAGACCGGGGTATCGCTCGGAGCGAGCACGGCGTTAGCCGAGTTACCGGTGTTCGCGTTGCCGGTGTTGTCGATCATCGACAGGTTAGTGCCGACCAGCGCGTAGGCGCCCGAAGCGACAGTCGTGCCCGAAGAGCAGACCACAGCCTTGAAGACCGCGTCCGGGTCGTCGACCACGTACGCCTGAGCGTCACCCGCCAGCGTACCAGCGGGCCAGTTCTGGGAGAACAGCTTCTGCTTGGTGAGGGGGTTGGTGTAAGTGCAGCCCACGAAGATACCAGAAATCTGGTTCACACCGGTGCCCGTCGAAACGGCGGCACGAGTGATAGCACCACGGCTGAGCACGACGAAGTCACCGTAGAAGATGCCGGTGGCGTAGCCGTACTGGATGGGAAGTTCGCGAGTAGAGCCCGCAAACGGCTGACCGCCGATCAGATTGACCGGCTGAAGGCCGTAGGGGGCAGAGACGTTCGGGTAGGCCATCATTGGCTCCTAAAAGTTATTTGCCCTTGCCAAACGACGTCGAGGTCTTGCGTTCTCGGAAGAGAGGCATTCTCGGGTCGTTTTCTCTCATGAAGTTGTTGTCCACCGACTCGATCTGGTTCTGCGTGATGCGCTCAAAGTGAGCACGTCGTTGGTCCATGAACTCGGTCGGAATCTTGCAGAGCAAGAGGCCAGCAACCTCGATGTTGTCCTTGAAGCGGCTGCTCGGATCAGCCAGCATACGGAAGCGAGGTTGTTCCTCGATCCGAACCGGCTCCCAACCTTCGCGCATCTTCGAAGAGATGTTGCGAGGGTCTTCAGCACCGTTTGAGGAAACACGCACCCAACGGTACGAGTACCCCGGCTGCTTGTCCGGCTCGGGCAGCGTAGCCGCCGGTTGCCAAGACTTAGGCCGTTCAAAGCTGGTACGATCTTCAAGCTCTCGTGCGATGCGGCTATCAGCCATTTTGCTTCTCCAGTTTCATCATTTCCCGAGCGTACTGCTCGTTGGTAAGCCCGAGCTTTTTAGCCAGAGCCACTTGGGACTGCTTCAACACAATCTTGCGCGAAGAAGTACTTCGTGATGCAGGAGCAACAACAGTGCCGGGCTTTACGCCGCTGCGCGAGGGCCGTCCGCCACTCGTCTCGTCCCCGTAGTACTCGGGGAACCTGCGCTTCATCGTCGTGTCGATGGTACGCCAGTATTCGTCAGACCCGACGAATTGCTCGCCGTTCTGTTGTTGGAGCTTCTGGTGCAGGCCAAGGGCCGCAGCAGTCATCTCCGTATTAGTCCCCCACCACGTATTGCGCTCTTGCCACGCAACAGTTTTCGGGTCGATTCGCGGTTGTTGGTCCGCGACTTGCTGTTGTTGTACATACTCAGGTTCGGCTTGTAAAGTAGGCCGGTAGTTACGCAGCTGCTCGAGGCGGTAGTTGGCCGCTGTAAGCTGTTCTTGCGCATCAACCAACTTGTCAGAGTCGCCCGACTCGTACGCTTCTTTGTAGGCGCGGCGGGCTGCGTCCTGCTCCATGCCAATCGTCTGAGCATAGCTGGACACAAGGCTTTGCTCGCCTTGCGACAGCGTACTGCGCAGTCGGGTATTCTCTTGGTAGAAGCGCTGGGCCGCAGCGACAGCTTGCTGCTGCTCGCGGAGGGCGCGTTCCTTCTCACGACGTTCGTCGTGGTAGACCTTCTTCAGTTGCTTGAACCGAGTCTTGACCTTGTCGGAGTAGTCGTCGAGCTCGTCAGCTTCGATCTCGTCGACGATCTCCTGCGGCATTCGCGGGCGGTCCCGGTCTTCCGGGGGAGTGTCGTCCTCGATCTCGATCTCAGGTTCGAAGTCTTCGACTTCGAAGTCGTCTTCGTTGGCTTCCGCCATTTTGTGCCTCCTAGGCTCTGGTAACACCGCGCGGGTCTTCGATAACGCCTTCGACAGCGTCGTCGTTGATGATGCGCATTTCGGTTCCGTGAATCTTCACCCGGGTGCCCGCGTGTGGACGGACGAGGATGAAGTCACCTTGTTTGCACCACGGACCTGACGGGAACCGCTTTTCGTCCTTGTAGGCGTCCGGGCCGACTTTCAGGACAAACAGCACCGTGGTCAGCAGTTCTTCGTGCTGCATCGTGATGTCGGCCTTCAGCAGGCCGCTGTCGTACGCTTTGCCAACTTCCGGCAGGGCGCACAGGAGACGATAACCCGAGGGGTCAGGAAGCTGTTTGGCTTTCTGCTCCGGAGTCTCCGCTAGCTCCGTGGCCGCCCCAAGCTTTTTGATGCTGGGTGCCACCAGTAGTTTACTCATCGTCGCCGCTCTCCAGTTTCTTTTCCACGTCCATCACAGTGTCCCGGGCAAGTTTGAGCCCAAAGATCACTCCGCAGACTCGTTTATACTCGCCGTACTCCAGCTGCCCGCGAATAACTGCTTCGGACTGCTTTTCGATGTCTTCATCAAGGTACTTACGGATGAAGGCAAATACTGAGGTAGTCATTTAGTCTCCTCTGACCCAGCGGGCCTTTGCGTTTGTTTATCTCTTTGGGCTTGCCCCTGCTGACGGGCCACATCGACCCCGATACGCAGCCCGTCTGCCTCTTGCTTCGCGTGCTCCCGAGCCACATCGACCCCGACACGGAGCCCCTCCGCGTGCTGCTGCGCTTCCAGCTTGGCCTTGTCCGTGGAGACCTTGGCCCCGACCTGCAGACCCGCGATGCGCTCCTGCGCGGCGATGCGCTCGCGCTCGATATCCAGCTTGTCCTTGGACTCCGCAGCATCGACCATCAGCTTCTTCTCTTTAAGCTGAAGCTCAGCCTGCTTGATCTGCAGTTCTGCCTGCTGCATCTGGACAATCGGGTCCTGAGCCTGCTGCGTGGCTTGCTGCTGCGCGGCTTTCTGCTGGTTCTCCTGCAGGACTTTCTGCGCGGCGGCAGCGGCCAGCCGGGAGATGTCCATCTCCGTGCTCTCGTCCATCTCGGCGTCGGGGGCCGGGTAGGGCACACCAGCGGCGTCCTCGATCTTCTTGCGGTAGGCGAACGCAAGGTGCTCCGACAGGTGAGCCGCCATAGCAGCCATCACAGCCTGAGCATTGGGGCTCTGGCCGACCATCTGCTGGACCAGCGGGTCTTGAGCCACCGCCATGTGCACGGCGATGTGGGCCTCGTGGTCTTGGTAGATAAACGCCTTCACGGGCTTGCCGTTGATGATGTTCATGTTCTCCGAGACGGGGTCTTTCGGCTTCTGGTCGTCGTCCATCGGCACGAGCTTGGTCGCGTTCTTGACCCCCAGAACCTCGAGCATCTGGCGATGCAGGTACGGCAGGTCGTACAGCTGCGGAGCGCCTTGAGCCATCTGCATGACGGCTTGGTACTGAAC